GGTAGTTCTAAGTTCCGTCGAGCTTGGGACGCCCTTTATCGTCGTTTATCCAAACACCCTAATGCATTTGAACTTGATGAAAGTGCGTACGATGCTTCTCTCTTCCGTGAGGCTATGTTTGGGATGATTGATTTTCGGTGGGCAATGTTTGCTCCCAGTGAGCGCACTCCTGACAACCGTCGTCGACTTGAAGCATTATATGTTGAAATTGTCGATTCGATTTTGGTTTGCTCGGAGGGTGATCTTCTTACTAAAAATACTGGCAACCCTTCTGGTTCTGCTAATACTATCGTGGACAACACTATTGTTCTGTTCCGCTTGATGGCATATGCTTGGATTCAGTTGTGGCGTTCAGCAAAGGCATCTAACCGCTTTAGCTCGCTAGTTCTTGGTGAGGATTATCCTGTGTACTCTGATTTTGTGGATGAGGTGGAAGCTGCTTTAAATGGCGATGACAATACGTGGACGGCGTCCGATTCTGTAGCTCCCTGGTACAATGCCAAATCTGTCTCTGCAGTTTGGTCAGGTATCGGTGTGATAACACATGCGGACACGTTTGAACCACGTCACTTATCAGCTTGTTCATTCTTATCTATGTATTTTCGGAAAGCTGGAACTTCTAGCTCTCTGATTGTGCCTGTTCCTGAAAAGGAGAAGGTATATTGTGCTTTGTTGTGGGGTGGGCGGTGTTTAACAAACCCGCGTATGGCACTTCTCCGTGCATACGCCCTACGAATTGAATCTTATTGGGACCCTGAATGTCGAGTGTTTTTGTCTGAGTATATTAAGTGGATGCTTTTAACCCACTCGGATGAACTTAAATCTGCTCCATCGAAGAAGGGTCTCGATTTTACTTTTAATCAGGTGCAAACTGTGTTTCGCACTGATAATGAAATTGAGATGTTGTATCTTGGCTATGAGTCTTCTACTCAGCGCCCGTTCTCGGAATATTCTGGGTATTGTCTCGAATTTATATCTGCGAGTGGTCTTAAACCCATGGATCCTGATAAAAATTTCGAAGATGACGAAGAAATCAACGAAAACGAAGAAAAACAAGAAACAACGGGCTCCACGTACTGTGTTGTTGCAACAGCAAGCGAAGCCAAAAGCGCGTAAGCGTTCTCGTAAGTCGCGGAAACAAACCACTGGTTCAGTTGGTGTTTCTTCTCGCGCCCGTAATTTGATGCGTCCTATGCGAGCAACTTCTGCTAAGGACGGTCACATGTGTCGCTTTCGTGGCACTGATTTTTTAACAGCGGTGACTATCGACAGCAAGACTGCTGCTGCTGCTGGTGACATTCTGATTAATAAAACTGTGAATCCCAAAACTTTGGGTATCTCACGTCTTGCTATTGCTTCCACTTTGTGGGAACGTTACAAGTTCAAATCATTGAAATTTCGCTATGCTCCAGTGGCACCAACAACTGCTGGTGGTTCACTTCTTGGTTATGTTGATTATGATACTTATGATGACATCACTGGTCTCTCAGGAGATCAAAACTTGCAACGTGCGGCAGCTCATTTTGGTGAGAAGCCAACAAAGTTGTGGGAAGACAAATTCTGGGAGATTAAGGATGTTGATCCGTTGACTGATCTTTATATCGACACTGATGGTACCGACCCTCGTTGGACTAATCAAGGTCGGTTCTTGTTGCTTGCAAATTCGGCCATCCCTGCTGGGACGGCTTGCGGCAATATTTATCTTGATTATGATGTTGAGTTCTTTATTCCTCAATTGGAATTGACTCCTACGACTGGTTTTGGAAACAAGTACATTGGAGGTGGATCTCAGAGCTCTGCCAATTTACTTGGCGATGCTATGGTCCTCTCCACTTGGAACAATATTCCCATCACTAGAGCTCTTAATGTCTTTTCACTTCCTGCTGGTTCTTATACCATTTCACTCATTTTGGGTGGAACTGTTCTGGCTACTACGTCTGGTGTGACCTCGACTGGCACAGTGGTGACCAACACTTTTGCTGTGTCTGCCTCTGCAACTGCCCTTTCTGGTTATGCTCAGATTGTTTTGACAGCACCTGGAACGTTCACTTTAAATATGACTGGAACAACGGTTACCAGTGGCACTATGATTGTGGCTTTGTTGCCTTCTAGTGCTTTGACAATGACTCAAAGGAAAGTGAATCAACTTTCTCGGATGTTGAGTTTGTGTGGTGAGGTGAAAGCTTTACAATCACAACTTGACTCTTTGACTTTTATGGCTGACCACCCGGAGTCAATTCCTGAGGCTAAGGAGTGCAAACTCTATAGCTACGGTGAAACTGCTTCGATGTCGGCGATGGCCAGTATGGGAATGGGAAGTACTGTGTCCAAGATCCCGCAATCCAATGAGGACTATTATGTTGTCCCAAAACGGGGCAACCAGACACCGCTGCGAAGTTAGTGTCTGGTTGCCAAATTGTTTAATCCCTAGGGTGCGTGAGAACTACTATTGTAGATGTATCAGGCGTCCTCCTCAATGCTGGAACGTGTGAGCATACTCTAATTGGAGCCGCTGCTTATACTTCTTTCTGGCGCATCATTGTGTTCTGATTTTGTTGTGGTACGTTTGGGTGGAAACACTCGTTCATTCCCACTTCACTACACTCGGTGTCTGTAAGATCACAAATTACAAGTACACTTTTCGCGAGTAAAATCGTGATTGCTCTCCGCGGGTCGAGGGGTCAACTCTTCGTAGACTTGAGGCCGCTTAAAGGCGGTAGTAGGAGACTGTTTGTAGACAAGATGTGTCACGTG